ATTAGCCTCACAAATTGATTGCCGAAGGTTTGGAGTATCTTATGAGGATATACTTGCTGAGTTTGATGTCAAATTTATTTTTGTCTTTAATAAGTTCCATGAAAAGCCAGAAAATATCCTTTTGGGGATGATGCTTAACTCCTTAAAAAACTTTAAATGCCGAATACTCAGAAGTGCATACACTAAAAAATTCTCCCAAAATATTCTCCAAGTAGATGATGTAACTACCTTAGAAGATAATTTATATAATAGTCAACCCACTACGATTGATGCCCATAATTATTCAGAAGATTTAATGGGGTATATGAAAGAACATTTAAGTATGGATGCTTATTCAGTTTTGGAAATTAAATTAAACCCACCACCATACATACATAATAAATTAAATACCACCAAAGATTCCAATCTACAAAAAGTCCCAGACCATTTAATCCTTGATTATTTTGATCTGGGAGATTCTGACCAGGCTTATAAATATTTATCACTCCTAAAGAAAGAAATTAGGAATACCATTAATAATGCTAAAACCCATTTTAGTAATAATTAGGCATTTTTAACAATAGCATATTCCAAATAAAGGTCCTGAGTTATATTATGGGAGTATTCATTTACATGGATTTTAAATCCTGTTAAATCCTTACTCCCTTTAATAACAGTCCATACTCCACTGCAGTCATTGCCATGGTTTGAACCCGCACTTACCAATGTACCAAGTACAGTATAATCCCGGGTATTTAATACATTAAATGATATACCGTCCTTGGTAAATTTTACATCATAATCTAATCCGGGGTCCTGCAAATCTCCTATGTGGTAACTCCCAGTGTATAAAACACTATAGGGTATCTCAGGTAATCCTGAGTATATTAACAATTCTCCAGGTCTTCCAGCTAACCCCCCATCAAGTATTTGAGTTAAGTTATTAGCCCATATTTCACTATTGGGGGCAAATATTTTTAATTGACTCTGACCCCCCATTCCAGTAATATTCCATAAACCATCAATATATACCATATCCAATTCCCATAACTGCCCAATACCCGGCCTTATTCCCTTACTCCCAGATACCCCAATGGGATCATCTATTCCTACATTTAATAAACTATCCTTAAATTCAAATCCTGAATAACCATTAGCTTTATAGGTATTTTCCAACTCAGTTTTCCTAACAGTAATTTTCTCATTAATCATAACCTTTATCCTTATACCATTCCTTAGTGGTACACCCAATAATTTTATACCATCCAAGGTGGCAGTGGGTACCTCGGCAGAATAAGAAGGCAATATACGGTAGGTATTCCCCAAATTATCTAATTCCCAAATATTTACTGTATTAACTGTACCACTCAGGTAACTTATGGTTGGAACTCCCAATATTACGGGGGACATGCTGAATCCCTGAGTTTTACTAAATATGTTCACATCCTCCAGCCTTGCATCAACCCCATCCCCACTATCCGGGCACCTAGCTTTTATCCAGGTACAATCACTGATATTACCACCAGTATTTGGGGGAAGTTCTACATAACCCAGGGGTGTCATCCTCAATGGGTCTGGTACTGTAGGTTTTGATAGACTACCAACTTGTCCCTTCAATAAAGCATAGGTGGCGGGTTGACCACCATTAAGTTCTATGTGGTTGTGTATAGCATATACTAAGTCATACCTATAAAACTGGTTACCAACATTACTCTCACAAGTAAATGGTCCTATCCTATCAGTTTCCTGTATTAAGGTTCCTTGGGGGGTCATATAAACCCCTATGGGTCCTATTGTATCCCCATTAGGATTCAGATAAGTAAAATTGCTCTTAGTATGGCCTATTCCAAAAGTCATACCATTAAATTTTAATATTTCATCAAATCCCAAATACCTACCAGGAGAATGGAGCCCAAAGTTAAATACGTTGTGATCGAAACTTAATATAGCATGTTCGAAATTCCTTAATCTCTGTTGCATAATTTTATAAAATTGATATTGTCCAAGTAATTAATAATTTTTCGGTTGATAATTTGGAACCAGTTAACCCTGATAGTTTTGATACCTGCCCCATATTACTACTAAATAATCCCAATTCATCAAATGACCCATTGAAACTACCTTCATCAAAAACCACATTATATTGTGCCTTATTTAGTTCTGGGTGAATATACTCTACTATGGGTACTGATGCCAATAGTAATGTTGCCCGGTATACCTTAACCGTATCTACTCTACCTATAGCAAAATTCCCTAACAATCTAGCAACAACATCTTTCATTAAAGGCAATATAGAATTGCTTCTAGTTTCTATTAATTCTTTTTTATGAGTAGTTAATCTGAATATACTTACTTCTCCGCTAGCATTAAATTTATATATGCCCATTGTTAATTTTATTTTTTGTTAGAATAATTTTATTTGGAAGGTATCTCCCAGGTTAACATTTAAAAATATAACATCCCCATCATTCATAAATCCATTATATGGTCCCGCTCCATCTGTGGTTAATATACCCCCGTGTAATTGGATTGGGTTAACTGTATAATCCATCATTACTGTTATTTTATCATAAATCCCAGTGGGTATAGATTGGGTATAAAACTCCCCGTCTGATAATACTGTATTTGGGGGGAATGTTATAGTGGTTACCTCACCTGATGTATTTATAACCATTTGATCCCTTTGGCTAAATTCCACTGTGTATTCGGTGGAATCAGCTAAGGTAAAATAAACCAAGCTTGATACCAGATTTGGGTTATCCTTAGAAGAGATATTACCATCCTCTAAAAGGAATACCCCTTTACCCAGGGAATTTAACCAAGATATTAAATCATCATTATTACTAAATGGTCCACCCCCATCAAGGTCTACCCCATTTATTTTAATTGAGGATACTGTTATTGGACTTGTAAAATCCATTGATACTGAGTAATCAGTAAGTAAGACATTATCTGTTGTATCCAATAATTGAATATCCCTTTGGGTAAAGGATGTTTGGCTATTATCATCAGAAATAAAGGAAAGTAGATTTGGATTAGATTCTGATCTTATGTAATCCCCATCTTCTATAAATGTTCCCTTATTTAAAGTATTTAACCATGACAACATATCTGTAGAATCCTCTATTATAGTTGGACCCAGTATATCCAGGGAGTTGATATTTATTTTAGGATTATCCAAGGGGTAGGTCAAGTATATAGAGTAATTAGCTAATAGTGTTATAGTGCTATCATCCAATATCCTTTTATTGGTTTGACTAAACCAGTTGGTTACTTCTATACCATCTAATGTTTCATAAATTAATTTAGACAATAGATTTGGATTATCCGGGGAAATTACATCTAATCCTTGCATACTAAATGTACCCTTACCCAAAGTGTTTAACCAACTAACCAATTGTGATGGGGTTGTTATAATGGATGTAGGTCCAACTATCCAGGTGTCATTAATTAAAATTGAGAGAACTCGTATTGGGGATTGTATATCAATGTATAAGGAATAATCCGATAATAGGATAACCTTAGGGGAATTTTTTACATACTCTATACCCTTTAATCCCACGCTATGTCCACTTGTATTTGCTATACCATCCCCAGTAAATACTAAAATATATGCCCAAGAAGATATACTGTCTACATCGCATATCTTACGGACTCTAAATTCATAAACCTTATTGGGGAGTAAATCACCAATTACCACACCTGATGTTGATGAGATGGGGGTGGTAAAGGAACTGGATAAATATTGCCCATATTCCATTTCAAAAGTACCCGTGCCTGCCCATTGTAATTCTACTGTATTTTGTGTGGAATCATAAATAGATACCAGATTCATTGGGGCTGTGCAGAAATTAACGTCATCCTCAATATCCAGGATGAGATCATCACAAACCTTATATTTCTCTATCATCCCAAGAAATGTAGCATTTATGGGGCTAAGAAAACATATAATATTTTTAACAGTGTCTAATAGTGGGGCATCTACGGTATTATGAACATTACATGTATCATCCTTAGAATTATACAATATCCAATAACCTGAGCAATATTCACAATGAGAATCATATTGTTCCCCCCTATCATAGTACCTATCTGGTAAATCATAGGTAACTGCTCTCTTTGGTACCTCTTCTAAAATACCAACCTCAAGGCCTAGTAGGTTAAATAACATTTCATAGGACCTAATGGTCCCCTTAACCTTATATATAGCTAATATATTAGCTAAGATTTTCCTGTAGGTAGTGGATAAACCATCTATGGACGGGGGATAACCCAGGATGGAACCAATTAGTGGTAAATATTTATCATCACACTTTATGTAATCTACCAGGTCTGTAAAATTGTCAATATAAGAAATGAATTCCTCATCCAATTCCATACCCACCACCCTTAGATACCTTTTTAATAATCCATTACCTTCTACATCCTTATAACTATCAGTCCTCTGGTGGTATTTAGGTAATTGATTAAAAATCCAATCTTTAAAGTAATTTGCCATATTAATTAGTTACAAGGTGGTAAACAGTTTGAACTAGTCCCCTGAGTTTTTATTGTTAAGTCTGAGTAAATAGTTCTTGGGGTATTATTATCAATAAATGGCCCGACATCTATTATTGCTGCACTATAGTCCTTTATTTCCATAGAAGCTACAGGGAATATTTCGGGGTAACTTGGGAATGCTGTAAATTCCCAACTATCCTGGTTTATGTAGGTCCCATTTTGTAGAGTAAATGATAATATATCATCTGCAAAACTCCCCCCAATGGTAAGCTCTGATACAAAGAAACTCCCCTTATAGATTAGGAATTTCCCAGATACCTGGTTCCACTTAATGGTGTATTTAATAGGGATTGTAGTAGTTGGGAGAGAATTAAATAAAATATTTAATGGGCTGGTAGTATTATTAATGGGCCTGGCGTAGGGTAGTATCTTTACCTTCTCTATCTCAACAGTATCTACCACATTTTTTAAACCCTCTATAGTGGATATAATATTGGGGATAGATATTTTTTTATTTATCTTTAGTGTACTATAACCATAAACCCTATCCAATTCATCTACCACCTGGTTATAAATATCAGTAGTAGTTATTAAAGGCTTCCCTGTAATAGTTCCCTTTATCCAAATTTTACTAATACCCGCAGGCTTAACATCCACTTTAGTCGTTATCATTATCCTACAGAATAGGTAATCTCTAACGGATTGTAATAAGGCAATAGTAGCAGCCCCGGCACTATTGGGGGCAATATATATATCTATGTACTTACCACAGCAATATTTTAATTCAACTGCCCCGACCCCAAGTACCAAGTAGCATAAGTCAAGGTAATCCTGGTAGGTAACTGCCCTTTCCAAAGTCCTTATACTCCGTGGGGCCCTGTTTTTAATATCATCAATGCTTTCGAAATTAGTACCCCCAGAAGCATAGTCGGGGTTCGTTACTTTTAAAGTTAACCCCGTGGGTACCCCCTGAATTGTATTTGTTATCTGGGTAATTTGATCGGGAGGTATATTCCCACTTGTCCCTTGTGATATCCTATAATCACCAAATACAGTTAGAGTTGAGTTTGGTATCTTACCATTTATACCATCCCCAAATTGTAAATATGCCTGGGAGTTCTCATCAATACTTACTATGAACCCTTTAGTATCTGGGAACATTAATCCAAATGATCTATACAATTTCCACTCATCAGGCCCAATGGTTAGTTTTAAGGAGCCATCTACATAATTATCTGGTAATAACATTACCTGGTTTATAGAGGCATCTGTAGTTCCCAGTATATCCCCAACCACGGGAGTATATTGAGAAGCTGCACCAAAAGCGTTTTGACCTCCTGAAATTATTTGTACATCATTATTTAAAACAAATGGTATACCCCCATTTATGGAAGTTACTACTGTACCCAGGGGAATGGTTAATATCCCAGTTGGTAGTGTAGCAGGATTACCACTACTATCTACTAAGGAGAATTTAAGGTTAACGCTGGATGGATTTATTGCTCTAATATTATAATCAATTAACTTGGCCAATTTCACAACAGAACTATATTTCCGGGCAGTTCCAAGAAATACTTCCCTTGCAGCATTGTCTATATATAAATTAAGCATCTCCCCAATTCCTGCAAACATGGAGAGGATTATGATTAGGATATTAGACTCGCTATGGTCAGAGATTTCTGGAGCTATTACACCAAGCCTTTGTAAACAACTTCTTTTTATTTGTTCATAGGACCGATCTAAATATCCAACCCAGTTCTGTGTTATTGTCATTTTAATAAGTTATTTTACGATAAAAAGGGAATGTAAAGGTGTCCTCTCTTTTTGTACTTAATATTTGATATTTTACTGTCAGGTTAATAGAATAATCATTTGGTCTTTCCACCTGTGTATCAATTAATTCTATCCGGGTATCCCATTGGGATATGGCATCTATTACAAACACCTTAATTGTTTCTTGCAATATATCATCATTGGGCTCCTCTAGTAGTAAAGATAATTTACTTCCAAATTCACCCAAGAAAAATCTATTGCCATAATTCCATGCCAATATGGTTATAATGGATGATCTTATTAATTCAAACCCACTTTCCAATGGGGGTTTACCATTTACCAGTTTTAAAGGTAATGTTATCCCCTGACCAATAAAGTTTTGTACTTGTTTATTATCCATTAGGTCATTTTTCCAGTTTGATTATTGGCATCCCCCGTGGTATTAACATCCCCGGACCTTATATAATTATCAATAGCCTTTGACATGTATTCAGCCCATACCCGGGCTGATTCCTCTAAACTATCCATCTTCCTAGCTTCTTCAGAGGCTTTTTCTATGTCATTTTGTAGTTCTTCTATTACTAACATATTAATCTAAGGTTACTTTAGTTGATTTAAAATTTTTAAATTTCTCCTTCCATTTTTCTACCAAGGAACCCCATTGCGGGGATGTCTTAATTTTACCAGTAACCCCACTTGAGGTTTGTATAACTCCTATCTCCCCAATATCTGAAATTAATTCATTTAATAAATCCATTGCAGTGTCACCTAATACAGCAGGCTCCTTTGCTTTATTTAATGAACCCAAACTTATTTGCTTGTCTGTAACAAGGGAATGACCTTCTTCATTTATTTCACTATAGTTACCGGTTGTATTCTCAATATGAATTAGGTTTTTAGTGTCGTATAATTTTACTAAATTACCTTCTGGAGTTCTGAACCAGTAACACTTTACATCCCTTAAATCTTGGTCCTTGGGATACTCATCTTTACCAGGGTGACCATGAGACCAAATGGGAACTTCTGGGGAACCACATTCAAATTCTACCCATACTACATCTCCTTTTTGTGGTAGTACTTGACTCCCGTAATTTGGACCAAAGAATACTCCTTTGGGGTATGCCCAATAATTATATTCCTGGTTACCCCCGATCTGGGGTATTACTAACTTTAACCTCTGCAAACCATCCGGATCTTCATTATCAGCTACGTATGCCCTATAACAGGAATAGTACCTCCCGAATAACTCTAACCCCCCATATACGATTGTTTTTATTAAACTACTTACTACTGGCATTATTTTGGATTACGTTTTGTGGGAATCTTTTTAGTTGTAATAGTCCCCTGATCTGGACCGATTAATTTATTAATAGAACCCTTTGATTTTTGGTGATTTTTAGAAGCCTTAACATTTACCCCCTGAGTAGCCATTTCTAGATTTACCATATACCCAGTCCCGGGTACAATGGAGTGGGTCGCCTTAATAACATAATAATTACTAGAGTATTTTTGAGATACCCCCATAATTGTAATTAATATTCCCACTATTAAATTGGGATCACCCACCATAGTAGCAGTTGCTGGATTTAATTTAAGCTCATTGGATTTCCTTAAATTATTTGCCTGGTTGTAAGCATCTACAGCATTCTTGGCAGAGGGGTTAAAAGTGTTATTATAAAGATTTTGTGTATAATCTTCTATAGCTCCCTTTAGAGCCTCCACTCTGGTATTTACATTCTGTAATCGGTATAAAGGTGTATTGGAGAAATTGGCTGTATTATCAGCCCCAGCATTGAAATTGAACCTATTTATACTAGGCAATAATTTGGGTACCAAATCCCCAATGGTTAGATTCCCAAGCTTATGATCTTGGGCATTTTTATAAAATTTATAGACCTGAACATATTGAGATAACTCTTCTTCAGAATAACCATTAGCAGCATTGGCATTACCTGTTACAACGGATTTTAATGCTGGGTCCCAGTTTTGAAAACCAATGTTCATAGCTTTAGCAGCACGGCTCCTATTTTTTGATACTGGGGTAAATTCTATTATATTACCCTCATCCCCACCAAAATTATATGATTTATACGGGGGCTGCCTAAAATTCCTTTTCTTAATAATTAGCTCATCATCTCTAGTGTCCACTATCCATGGTCCCCCAGGTGCTTTCATTGCAGCCTCACTCAGGAATTGAGCATCTGTTTTATTTGCCTGGGGGGCATTTTGTTGGGTACCAAAATCAGATAATCTTTGTGGTACTCTATTTCCTTTCTCCTGGTCAATATCATATTGAGTCTTAACATGGGTTGAACCACTGAAACCCCCTAAAAAATCCCTAAGAGTAGTCAAGTCCTCTTTAGTTGTCTGTTTAATGAGTTCATCAGTAATTGGTATAGTTAATGAAAATTTCCCACTAGCAACCCTTTTATCCCTTTGAGTTATTAAATTCCTATTCCTTATAAGATACTGGCTTAAGGGCTCAACTCTGTCCCCAGGTGCAAGAAACTCTAATGAACCAAAATTATTTACTTCCAGCAATGCCTTAAGGTCATGTTTCTTAGCAAATTTGTGGGCTAAACCCAATAGGGATATATTTTTATGTACTTCCTGACTATCCTGGTACTTCATAGATACAGCCTTCTCAGTGGCTTCTATTTTAGCAGTTATACCATCTTTCTCAAAACTCCAAGCTATTTGTTGTATGTATATTTTACGAGTTCTTGAATCACCCCCAATGTAACCCCATAAAACCTTTAATTGACTTTTCTCCTGCCACTCAGGTTTATCAGGGGAATTTCTATCTTCCAATTTAATTTCCAATTTACATACATCATCCCCTTCCTCATA